GTAGCTGTCACCTTTTTTTATTGGCATCACAAACTGCTGTTTGTTGCCCTTTGGGTACGTTGCTCCAATGTAAACGCCGATGCCATTTCGCAAAACCTTATGGCTAAAATGCTGCTTCGAATCGTTTTGGAATGCCGCGTTATTCTTGAACCGCTTCGACCATCTTTCCCGCGATCCTGTTTCCCTCGATGACGTTGCAAGCGATCCTGCTTGCCGTGCAATCGGTATTGCAAACGATCCAAGACATCGACCAAGAGGTCCATTTCGCAAAGTCAGCGGAATATCAGAAACCGCCTTAATCAAAGCCTCGTTGATTTCGATTTCTACTCTGCTCATGTTAGCACCGCCGAACACACTAAAAGCACGTACCGATTAAGGCCATCTACCTTATTTATCGCCGTGATGCCGTAAGTTTCGCCATCGAACGATACCCGCATCTTTGGCGTATATCCGCTTCGGTATCGCACTCGAAAAATAGCTCTGGTCCCTGCTTCGAGTTGCCGCCCTCGCATCGACTCAAAACCTCCCGTCGGCTGGAACTCGCAGGGCTCATCGACAACGTACGGCGACCATGTAACGATCGGCTGGCCTGCTGCGTCCTGCGTCTCTGTTGGTTGCTGGATCGTGCACCGCTGGCGAAGTGCACCAAGTCTCAAATCTTTTGGCCGTCCGCTCATGGGTAGCTACTCCGCATGAAACGCCGAACCAAAGCCTCGTAAGGTCGCATCGTTTGCAACGCATCGGACATGACCATGTCTCGATTCTCGAAGTAATGCCCGACTAGCAAGAGCATCGCGTTTTTAGCGATCGCTGGCACCTTGGCACCGTCGACGCTATAGCCTGCCCTGTAGTTGATTGACCAAGCGTCCCATCTAGCTGCTGTCCCTGGTAGGACTTGCAAGTAAGCAATCCTGATCGAGTCATCGTGCAATTGATAGATCGACGATTGGAGCGTCTGCAATGCGTTTGCACCGTCGAAGTATTGAATCGAAGTGATCGACTCAACTGGCGATCTTGGAAGTGATAAACCATCCGACCAAGACGCAATGCGGACCCGCAAAGTCCTAAACGTCGTCACGCTGTCGGTATCGTGCTCCCACTGTTCTCTTGCTGCTTGAATCAACGCTGCGATGTGCGTATCGTGGCTAGTGTCGCTGCTTGCGATCTCTAGTTGCTTCTTTGCTTCGCTTAGGGTGATCGGCTCGGCTGTCGGCCCGGTCACTAACTCCGGTATCAATCGCACGGGCAATTCCCCTTTGAATCAAAATTTCTTCAACGCCTTTTCCAAAGGCTTCCGACCGATGGCCGATCGGAAAGCCTTGCCAAACTTTTAAAAGCTCGATCATTAGACGACCAAGCAAACATCACCGTCGGCAGTTGTCGCCGAGGTGATCGGTGGGAACTTGGCTCGACTGAGGACAGCCACCGCCGCGACAAAACCACCGCTCGATCCATCGCCGAAGGTTGCAACAACCTTGACAAAAGGATTCTTGCCACGCATATCGACTTGGAAAACGCAAGTCTGCCCGTCGTCGGTAGCCGATGGAAGTGCCAAGGTAGCACCGCCAAGACCTGAACCGCCTGCGAAAGTCGCACCGGTCAAGTCGGCGTAAGATCCACCGCTAGCCGAAGACGTTTCAAGCTTGAGAGCCGTCATCGCAATATCGGTCGCACCGAGTTGGACGATGACCGTAAGGAAATCAAACCCGCGACAATCAATAACGTCAGCCGTGGCCGACGCGTTATCAAGAATCGCTGCTGGCTTGATAGCCGAGACAAATTTGCAATGTTGTAATTCGTTCAAAATATCACCTGCTTTCTTTGGTTGGGTTGTGGATTAGGCACCTGGGGTTTCGAGTCGAATGATCGGCCCAGCGTTGGTTGCATCGCCGCGCTCGTGAACGTTGTAGTCCCACCGAATCGTGGATCGGTAGGCGATCTGATCCAGATCGAAGTAACGCGAAGCGTCCGAAGAGATTGACAAGCCACGGCGAAGACCGAGCGTCGAAGCCATGCCAAGATCGCCGAAGTAGGCAAACTTGGTCGAAGTGCCGATCGTGCTAGGCAAGACCTGAGAAAAGACGACCGGGTAGCCCATGAACTGAAGCACTGGACCCGCTCCCAGGTCAACGTAGTTGTTGCCACCTGCAGCGAGTTGGAGCCGTGCAAGCACATTCCAAAATACTGCCTTGTGGCAATACCAAACTGGGTTGATTCCAGGGTACTCAGGCAGTGCACCTGCAGCGGTTTGGAAGACTGCAATCGTCAATCCTGCAGCGGTTACTTGACCAGCCGCAGCCGCCTTAACCGACCCAGCATTGAGAGCATTGGCAAGCCCTACAACGCCGTGATAGGTCGTCGACCCGTCACCGAGAAATCCAGACTGGTCAGCCTTCAATGCGTGAGCCCGTGCCATCGAAGTGGCAAGCATGTCTGCAATTGAAATCACCGCGTCGTCGTTAAGCTCGCTTGGAACCCTAGTCAAGGTAGCCCACTTTCGAGCAACCAAATTGACAGGGCTGAAAGAAGGATCGCTTGCCGTGATTTCTTGCGACTCTCCGACCGCGTAAGCAGTCACATCAGACAGTTGCCGAGGTACCGAAAGCACGTCGGAAGACATCGGGTAGTTTCGTGCCCGCTGCGGAATGACGCCGTAGGACTCAAAAAGGCTGATAACAGCGGTTTCAAACTCAGGTGGAACCAAAGTCCCGCCGGTAAGATCGTTGGACCCACTCATGACGTTTTCGACGCCGTGATCAACGCACCACTGACGAGCCTTCGCATCGCTGAACAGCGTCGCCTGAATCCATTTGCCGGAGCGATACGCTTCGATTTCAGCGTCTTGGCCCTTAAAGGCGTTTAGCGTCTTGGTTGCTCGTGCCTTGGCTGGAATCTTGAAAGGTTTGCTCGCTGCTGCTTCGACCGAGTCGACTTGAGTTTCGCGAACCGTCCTGGCCGCATTGCTTACCAACGCTTCGACCTTCAACGCTCGCTCTCGATCCTTGGCAAGATTGGCAATCTGCCCTGGGCTCTTGTCGTCGCCAACGATCGAATCGATCTCGGTTTGCTCGTCTTCGAGTAGATCTCGATTTTCGCCTTGCGCCACCGCTTGGATCGCTTGTACCTTGGCTTGCAAAGCCTCAATTTCACTTTGCAATTGCTTGCTGCTTTTCATTCCGACTGCTCCTGTATTTTGTGGCAGTCGTTAAACCAAAATAGCGGCATGACTGCCACGGGACAAAATTATTGAACCGTGTACCGTCTTGCCGCTAATCAGTTGCAAGTTGTTTGAGACTTTCGCTCAGTGCCAATCATACTAGCAAGCTATTTCGCCGAGTCAAGCCTTTTTGCAAACGCCGCTATCTTAGCCCGAAGTAAATTCGATTTCGCTTGGTCAAATTGAGCCTGAGTCTTCTTTTTCTTGTCGGTCGAATAGCGACCCGTTGCCAAGCCTGACTCGATCGCCAATTCCGATTCAAACCAAGTTTCCTTGGCCATCAATGCTTCGATTGCGTCCGGCTCTGTTGGCATGTATTGAGAATAGATTTCGACCAAGGATCGATCGTAGGACTCAAGAGCCGCAAGCATCTTCTTGATCTGGTCTTGGTTGCCAAATGCAAGGCCCATCGCCCTGTGGATCATAAGTCGCGAACCATCGCCCATAAGTCGCTTCGAGCCACCGAGAAAAATCACGCTTGCCGCCGATGCCGCTAGGCTATCATTGACCGTCGTTACTTCGCCGCTGTGATTCTTGAGCAAATTGTAGATCGCTATTCCTTCGTCAGCCGCGCCGCCTGGGCTGTTGATTCTCACGGTGATTGCGTTAGAGCCGAAAACCTTCAACGCCTTGCCAACTTCCTTGGCCGTTATTGGCTGATCGTCCCATCCATCGCCGACAATTCCGCTTAGGATAATTTCGTTGGTTTCGTTGATGATTTCGATCATTCTTTCCCTTTCTGTAGGCTAATCGCCCTGTTTTCCCAAGTTCCTACCGTGTTCTTTACCGCGGTTTCCAAGTCTTTTTGGCCGTATTGAGCCGCCACCGTAGCAAGTTGCTGCGTCGATTCTTGGCAATGTTTGGTAGCCAAGTCCCGATCGAGCCCGATCGCTTCAAACTTGTCAGCAAGCTTGTTTTCCCATCGCGGGTAGTTGCGACCAATCCAAGCCACAAAACCAGCCTTTTTAGATGCGTTGATTGCGTTGTTGGCCTCAGTCCTGATCAGACTGCGGAGCGTTTCTTCGACCGCTCTAGCGTTCCTGGCCTGCGTGGTATCGTCGTCAGAAGCGTCTTCGCTGTCGTCCTCTTGCGTGTCTTCAACTTCGCCTGGACTCGCTGAACCGCTGGACTGCTGGATATTGGGGTTGATAAACTCGTCGCCGCCGTCGTATGGATTGAGATCCAGTTTTGATCGGCATTCATTCGGGTTCATAATCCGCGAAGCAATCGCAATCGAGAAAGCATCGATCGTGGTCTTCAAATCAGTCCTCAGAATCGCAGCGGTATTGAATTTGAAATACACTCGACCGAGACGACGCTCCGACTCGGTCCTGAGTTTCATGTCGCATTGCTCTTCAAACTGGACTAACCACCGATCGAGGCATTGAAGGTAGTTAATCGCTGCTTGTTCCCGCGAATTGTAAGAATCGGTTTCCCCATCGCCCGGCATCGCATCGAGCCCAAATAACATGCCGATGTCTTGGCGATTAAACTTTTGGAGCTCCACGAATTGGGCGTCGTTATTTGACATCGAAATCGCGTTGGCCGTGATGCCTTCGCGCAACAGACCAGCCTTGCCCGCGTTGTCGCTGCCTAGCTCGGACGCGTTAAACTGGTCGATAAACTCTTTGGCGTCCTCAGCCTTGCGAAACGCTGCCGGAGGTGCCTGTAAAATCAACTTTCCGCGAAAACCTTTCTTGGTCTGGTTGTTTTGGAACTTTCCCGCCTCGTATGAAGTGCCAAAAGTTCCATTGGCGATGTCCAAAAGTCCGATCCCTTCGATCCCATCATACGAAAAACCGCTAACGTGCAAAACGTCGGCATCGCGAAACACCAGGTAGCCATTTTTGTCCGTGTCAAACGTATCGAAAAGTTCTTTTTTGTCCTGGTTTTCAGGCTTGTAGATATGCCATTTCTGGCCCTTGTAAATGATCGTCCATGTTCTCTCTGGCATCATCGGTATTAACTCGTTGACGCTTGACCCGCTGCGAATGATTGCCGCTCTGCCGTTGCCCTTGAGTAAGGCATGGGAAAGGATCTGAGCCTTGAACGTTGTTGGCGATTGAATCGCGTTTGGCTGTTCTCTAAGCAATCGATAGCCATCGTGCCGGGTATCATTGACCGCCCCTTTGCCTTGCACCCGTTTAACGTCGACCGGAAGCCTTGCAAAGTCTCCGGTTAGTTTGTTGTGCGCGTACCAAGCCGGTGGGACCGAAAGTGATTCCTTGACGCCAAGTTTGGCGGTCGTTAAGTCCCATGAGTAACCAGCCCAACCGATCATCCGTTCTAATAGACTTGCCATTTTTTCTCCTAAGTGACGTAAAGACTACCAGACGAACGCTCAGGCTGTAGGCTTGCAATTCGATAAGCCATAACCGCAGCGACGATCGCGTCGATCTTGTCTTTCGATTTCGCTTTATCGAACATCCACCGATCTTGGCGATCCTTGCAGATTATAGCATTGTTGGCGCACCAGCGAAGCAACTTGGAATCCTCGAAAACCAGCCGACCGCATCGCATAAGCTCGATGAAATCGCGAATCGCCTCATTGAAGTTGGCCTGGTTTTGTGCCATTCGAGCCGCCAAGATTCCCTCCTTGGTCAACCGCTCGCCGAGTTGCTGCCCGTTGTATGGATCGTAAGCAGTGGTTCCGACGCCGTACCGCTGCAGATCCTCAATGAGTGCTTCGGTCAAATCTTCGATCGGGTATTGGGCCTTGGTGATTTCCCCATCGAAAACGAATTGCGAAAACGGCATCGCAGTCAGGTCGCGCCGTGAATCGTTGGCGATGTACGAACGAACCTTGATTTCGTATCGGTAAACGGTCTTTCCCTCGTCGTCAACATCGATCGGGAATCGAGCACAAAGACCGTAGGACGCCAAGTCATCCCTGGCGCCCAAGTCGACGCCTGAACCAAGTCCGTCAGCCTGTGACCAATCAGAATGCACGCCTACGCATCGATCGAACGCCGTTAAGTCGAAAGCTTTTTCTGTGGATGCCACAATGCGATTGCCGTGGAACCGGGTAAAAACATTCCGACCGATAGCGTCGTGTTTTTCTTCGTTCCATCGTTGCCGAAGATATGGCAGTTTGATCGAGACGTTAAGGTTTGGGTTGGCTTTGATCCATAGTGCCTCGTCCCCTGGATCGTCCTTTTCGTCGAGTTCATAAATCAAAGCAAATAGCGACTCGTCCCGATGTATACCAGATACGACATTGACCGCGTATTGATATTCCCTGAGCCACAAATGCGAATCATCGGCCCCTGCTGTCGTGATTATCAGATGCAATGGTTGAGAGCGTGAGCCGCTGCCCGTCACCATCGTGTCGTAAAATTTCTTGTGGTGCTTGGCCCATTGGTGCAACTCATCCATCACCACACAATGAGGGTTCAAACCATCAAAGGGCTTGTCGCTTGACACCTTGCGAATAAATGAGCCGTTGTGTTTATAAGTGATCGTTTCGTTGCGGATGTCGGAATGTTCTGAAAGTGGACCCGATCGCTCGACCATTCGCTCGCACTCGTCGTAGACGACCGCCGCTTGTTCCTTTTTGGTTGCCGTCAAAAGGATCTGGCCAACCGCCTCAGGCTTTCCGGTCTTAGGGTCGATGTCGGCCATCGCCAAGAAGTGGCACATTCCAGCAACCAAAGTAGACTTGCCGTTTTTTCGAGCCATTGACCAATAGACCTTGCGGAATCTTCGCGTGCCATCTTCATCGCGTTTCCATCCAAAGATATTCCAAAGCCCAAAGAGTTGCCAATCTTCAAGGATCAAAGGTTTGCCGGAGTATTCGCCAATAGAGTGCTTCAAAAGACCTGGGAAGAAATCGCAAGCGTCCTCGGCTTCGACAGCATCGAAGTGATAAGGGAAATCTTGCGTCGATTGCCGCTGCATGTCCAGCCGAAAGCGTAGCACCGCATCTTTGACGCGATCGCAAGCAACGATCGAACCATCCTCGATGGATCTGCAGTACTCCTCAACTCGCAAGCCAACGCCGCTACAAATCAAACTGCCCTCCGCCGTTCTTCGCGTCGCTTGAGCCACAAAGTAAACTCATCCTCTTTTTCAGTTTGTGGTGCTTTCAATCTCGATCGACTCGACGGAGTTAAACCTAATTCTGCTTCACGCTTAAGCAAACGATCGCTGTAAGTGTGAAACTGATTGGCCTCAGGCTTAAGTTTAGTTCGCCCTTTGTCGTCCATGTCCGAAACGTTGCCGCCCTTGATGACTTCCCAAAGCGAAAGCATCATCGAATAGTCTAGGCAGTAGCCCGCTATCAACCCCTGGTCGGTCACGGCAAGCAGTTTCATCGAATCGAGTTGATCGCAAACCCAATGCCAACGAGCTTTAGCTACTGGATCGGAAGCAACAGCCTCAGGGCAATCAGGACTGCCAAGTTTTGGTTTTGGCTCATCGTTATTGCGTCGCTCAGGATGCTTAACAAACGATCCAGACGCCTCTTTGACGGACTGCGAAAGCGGTTTTCGACCCTTAGCCATTGCGAACCCCCATTTTGGGAGATAGTCCCGAAAGCG